GGTCGCAGCGCCGCAGTTTCGGGCTAGTGACAGGGGTGAAATCCAGGTTGTCTTAGGTATTAGGTTGACTACTTAGAAAATGGAAAACGAGGGTGACAACCAGGAGAAGAAAAAGCGGCCAGGCTATCTCACGGCCTATGCGAACCATGCGCGGATCACGAAGACGGCGGCGGCGAAGCAGTTGCAGCGCGTGGGGATCGACTATATGCAGGTGTTTGACTTTGCTGAGGCGGATCGCTTGCGGGTGGCGGCGCGCCATGCCGACCGGGCGAAGTTTTCGGCGCCGATCTATGTATCGCCGGGTGAAGATCCGCACGGCGCTGATGCTGGAGACGGCGATGAGGCGTCGAAAGATCCGGCCATTGCGAAGAGCCAGGCCAAGAAAGAAGAGTTTCGGGCCAAGTTGGTCGAGTTGGAATATGAAGAGCGCGTCGGAACGCTGGTGAAAAAGGCAGATGTTGAAGAGGAAGCCTTTCGAATCGGCCGGCTGGTACGAGACGCCATCTTGAACGTGCCGTCTCGCCTGGCTGGAATTCTGGCCGCCGAAAGCGATCAGCGAAAGGTGCACGATCTGCTCGAAAAAGAAATCCGCCAGGCTCTGGAGGCGTTGGCGGTGAATGATGAGGGAGGCAGGGAGGCAGCATGAACGCCCTCGCCTCACCACGCTGCTATACCTCGGCCTTTCTCGCGGGCCTGCGGCCGGATCCGGTGCAGACCATCGATGAGTGGGCCGATCAGCACGTGCAGCTCCCGCAATACGTCGCGGAGTCGGGCCAGTGGCGGACGAGCCGCACCCCGTTTTTGCGCGAGATCATGCAGTGCCTTTCGCCGTCGCATCCCTGCACCCATGTGATATTCATGAAGTGCGTCCAGATCGGCGGCACCCAGATCGGGGTGAACTGGATGGGGTTCGTCATGCACCGGGCGCCGGCGGCGATGCTGGTGTTTGAGCCGACGCGGGACCTGGCGAAGAAGCTGTCGAACGAAAAAGTGAAGCCCATGATCGAGCTGACGTCGTGTCTCAAGGGATTGGTCAAGGAGTCTCGATCGCGGGATAGCGGGAATCACACCTTCACCAAAGAATTCATGGGCGGGTTCATCAACTTCATCGGATGCAACAGCGCCGTCGGGATGCGCTCGACCAGTGCCCGCAACGTCATGATCGACGAAGTGGACGGCTGCCCGAACGACGTGAACGGTGAAGGCCATCCGGTCGATCTGGCCGAGAAGCGCACCGCCACCTTTGCCCGCCGGAAGATCTTTGAGCTTTCGACACCGTTGGAGGCCGACACCAGCCGCATCGAGCCGGATTATGAGAAAGGCAGTCGAGGCCGCTATCACGTGCCCTGCCCATTCTGCCGCCACCTGCAGCATCTGCAATGGGGGCAGCTCGTCTATACGTTCGACGGGGAGAAACGGCCGGATGAGGCCGCCTATCGCTGCGCGAGCTGTCTGGAGTTGATTCCTGAGCATCACAAAACCTGGATGTTTGACGAAGCGAACGGCGCTGACTGGGTCCATGATGACCCGGATAACCCCATCCGCTCGTTTCATATCAACGCCCTCTATCAGCCCTATGGCTGGGCGCTCTCGTGGGCCGCGCTGGTGAAATCATGGATCAGTGCGAATGAAAAAGCCTCGGCGGGCGATGTGCGCGAGCTCAAGACCTTCATCAACACGATCCTGGCGGAGACGTGGGAAGAGAAGGGCGAGAAGGCAGACCAGGATGCGCTCTATCAGCGGCGCGAGACCTATGAGGCGCCATGTCCAGAGGGCGTGCTGGTGCTCACCGCTGCGATCGATGTGCAGGACAACCGGCTGGAAGCCGAGATCGAAGGATGGGGCGTCGATGAAGAGTCGTGGAGCATCGAAAAGCGGGTCTTTCCTGGATCTCCTGGACAGCCCACCGTCTGGAAGGATCTCACCGACTGGTTGCAGCGCAAATGGCTGCATGTGTCGGGCATCGCCATGCGGGTGGAATGCGTCGTCGTTGATACCGGCGGGCACCACACCAAAGAGGCCTATTGGTTCGTGCGGCGCTATCGCGGACGGTGCTATGCGCTCAAGGGGAGCAATCAGCAGGGTGCCCCGCTCGTGCCACCGAGGCCCACGCTCCCGCGTGGGGCCAGCGTGCATCTGTATCACGTCGGCACCGTGGCGGCGAAAGACACGCTCTTTGCGCGGATGAGGATCGCCGATCCAGGCCCCGGCTATATGCACTTCCCTGACCGGCCCGAGTACGACGAGGAGCATTTCCAGCAGCTCGCCAGCGAAGAAAAGCGGAACAAGTACGATCGCGGCGTCATGACCGGGTATTTTTACAAAAAGATCCGGGCCCGCAACGAAGCGTTGGACCTCAAAACGTACAACCTCGCGGCCGTCGCGCTGCTGAACCCGAACTGGGAGCGTTTGGCGGCCAAGATGGAACGGCCGCCGTTGCTCTTGCCCCAGACAGAGGCCGATGAACAGGATTCAGTGAGTGTCGGTGCCCCGGCTCCGCTGATGCCACAGAAGGATGAGCCGCAGAAGAAGTATGCGGAGAAACCGCCGCGGCACGTCACAGTGGCTGGATGGACAAACGGATGGAGGCGCTAAGATGAGTCTGAATGATTGTATTCTCTATGCCGTCTACGCCGTATTGCTGCTGGGCAACATAGGTGTCTGGTCTGCGATATATCGAGATTCGTTGCGCAACATGTCGGAACGACAGAAGAACAAACAACCGTGCAGTATTTGCGGGGCCTATCGTCAGTATGGGAACGATCACAATGGAGGGGTGAATGATTGATCTGGCTTTACTCGGGCTGCTGCTGGTCATGGTGCTGATGGGCTCGCTGGCCTCGGTAGGCTGGGACACCTACGAAATGCGCAACCGCGAGAATTGGTGGTGGGCCTGTGTGCTCGGGATGGAGTGTGTCTTGATGTATGCACAGAACCCATATCTTGCCGCCATGCTCGCGTTCTTCACGGTGGGCCTCTGGCAGATCGGCCGGAGCTGGTACATTCTGCGCGGCATCACGATTCCAACGGCAGCGATGGGCGGGGTCTATATCCTCATGGTTCCCCACATGGGCCGCTGGATGGTGTCGCCGATCTTGTGGAGCTTCGTGGCGGTCGGCGTGGGGCTTGGAATCTGGGGGATCATGGGCTACCTCAACAAACAACGCCCGTACAACCTGGTGGTCCCTCCGTCATGGTTTGGCATGTGGGGCATCTACGAGCACGGCTACGAACGCCCACACCGGCACCTGTGCGGGCAGGGAAACACGCTCCACCTTAGTTCTGTCTCATCGCTCACGGTAGCGGCGGCGGTTGGGCTCATCATCATGGGGCAATGGTGGGCAGCGTTCTGTTTACCGTTCTGCCTGCTCCCGTTGGCATTGATCTACTCGCAACAGGTTCGGCATAATAATACACTTCGGATAAACGAGCCTGATAGGTTCAATCCTGGCCAAGGCGGGATGAATCTTGGTGTGCTGGCTGTCGGTCTGCAATGGATCTATTTCCCGGTTATCGCGGTGTGTAGTGTGATCTTGATTGTTGGCGGCATAGTCGCCGCGCTGGCGATTGCCAAGCCCTGGACCAAAAAACACAAGTGGATGGACTCGGGCCGGTTGGCCTATTGGGTCGATGCGCTCGGGCTGATATGGTGGCCGGCAGGATGGCAAAAGCGGCTCTTTGGCTTTGGCACATCAACCTGGTTTTTGTCCACCGTCCGCATGGCCGAGCAACGCAAGCACGTCAACGTGTATACCGCAGCCCATAACGAATTCATCCAGCAGCTCCTTGAGCACGGCATCATCGGCTTTCTGGCGCTGGCGGTGTATGTGGGGGAGGCGCTCTGGCGAACCTCGCACGGCGGGCCGGAAGGCGCGGCGGTGTTTCTGCTGGGTCTCACCGTCTGCTCCATTGCGTCGGTCAACTTCCCCTTCACCTTCTTCCATGAATATCACCCTAGCACGGCAAAGGAGGAAAGCTGGTACGGATCACCGACGCTGAACGTGTTATGTTTTGTGGTGGCGCTGCTGGTCGAAGCCATTCATTGATCGAAAGGGGGCCGACGATGGGGTTTGTCTTTCAGGATTTGCTCACCTTGCCAAGGGACCAATTCAGGCTGGACGAAGTCGCCGAAGCCTGTGAAATGAGCCGCCGCAGCGTGCAGCGGTACATCCGGGCGGGGAAGCTCGGGGCGGTGTCGACGCCACTGGGCCGACGAATCCCCCGGGCGGCGATCATGGCGGCTTCGCCAACACTCCTGAGACGAATTTAGCGCGACAGATCCATAGACGATTGGGAGCAGCTTTGATATCTCCACGGGTATGGCTGCTCCCGTTCCTTCCCTCGAACCAAGCACGATCAACGCAGGCGACACCATCGCCTGGACCCGCTCGTTTTCTGATTATCTCCCGGCAACCTGGACCCTCTCCTATGCCTTCCGTCTTGAGGACGGCTCGGGCCTACTCAATGTGACCGGCGCGGCGTCCGGCACAGACCATGCCATGACGATTTCCGCAGCCAGCTCGACGGCCATGAAGGCGGGCGCATGGCTCTGGAATAGCTATGTCACCTCTGGCGCTGAACGGTACACCGTTGGCGCGGGCCTGGTGACCGTCAAGCCCAACCTGGCGAAAATCGATTTCTCGACCGATCTCCGCTCTCCGGCCAAGATTGCCTATGACAACGCCCTCGCGGCCTGGCAAAGCGTGAAGCTGGGCCAATCCGTGACGCTCAACGGGCGGACCTACACTCAACACAACCTCGACAGCCTCATCCGCTTTGTAGACCGTTGCCGGGCTGATTATGCCCGCGAAGTCGATGCCGCCAAGATGGCCCAGACCGGCGTGAATCCTCGCCACATCGGTGTGAGGTTGAAACGTGTTTGACGCGCTAAGAAAGACCATCGCGAAGGCGATGACGCCGACACCGGCCAAGCGGGAGACCCGGCCTCCGCTCACCATGGCGCGCATGTATGCGGCGGCGAAGCCCTCACGGCTCACCACAGGCTGGGGCAATAGCACCACGTCGGAAGATGGCGAACTGTCGAGCAGCCTGCGCACGCTCCGCAACCGTTCCCGCGAATTGGTGCGCGACTCGGCCTACGCCAAGCGGGCGAAGGTGATTGTCCAAAACAATGTGGTGGGCTCGGGGATCGGCTTGCAAGCCAAGGTGGGCACCACGCGGGGCAGTCTCAACCAACGCATCAACGATGATCTGGAAGCGGCTCACGCCCGATGGGCCGAAGCCCAGAATTGTCATACCGGCGGGGCGCTGCATTTGTGCGACCTGGAACGGCTGGCCATGGGGCAGGTGTTCGAAGCCGGGGAAATCATCATCCGGAAGCATCGGCGGGCCTTCGGCAATAGCGCCGTGCCGCTGGCGCTGGAAGTGATTGAGCCGGAGCGCTTGGCCGACGAATTCCATCCTTCGGCGGAATCCCCTGAAGGGGTCGTGCGGCTCGGGGTGGAGGTCGATCCATTCCATCGGCCCATCGCCTACTGGATCCGCACGGTGCACCCCGGCGAAATCCGTGTGAACCCACAACAGACCAGCAAGATTGAGCGCGTCCCGGCTGCAGACATTATGCACCTACGGCTGATTGACCGATGGCCACAGACGCGGGGCGTGCCCTGGCTGCATGCCGCAGCTCGACGCCTGAACGATATGGACGGCCTGGGCGAGTCGGAGATTGTCGCGGCGCGGGCGGCGGCCTGTTACATGGGATTCATCGAACTCCCGAACGCGGAAAGCCAATACGGTGACGAACAGGCGGATGGCTCACGCCAGTCAGAGCTTGAGCCTGCGATGATTGAACGGCTCAACCCTGGCGAGAAATTCAACTTCGCCGCTCCGAACAGGCCGAATGCGCAGCTGGATCCGTTTATGCGGCTTATGTTGCGCGAAGTGGCCGCGGGGATCGGCGTCTCCTACGAATCGCTGTCACGCGACTACAGCCAAAGCAACTATTCTTCTTCCCGGCTGGCGCTGCTGGATGATCGGGACCTCTGGAAATTCCTGCAACTCTGGTTCATTCGCAATTTTCGCTTGCCGCTCTATCGGGAATGGGTTCAGGCGGCGGTGCTCTCGGGTGCCGTCTCGACCATCGGTGTCCAGGCTTATGCGCTCGATCCTGAGCGGTTCGAAGCGGTGCGGTTCAAGCCTCGCGGCTGGTCATGGATCGATCCGACGAAGGAAGTTGAAGCCTACAAAGAGGCGATCAAGGCCGGATTCACCACGCAGGGCCGCGTCATCGAGCAGACCGGCAACGGCGATGATCTTGAAGATGTGATGCAGGATCGCAAGCACGAATTGGAGCTGGCCGATTCTTTGGATCTCACGTTCGATACCGACCTCGAGGAGATGGCCGAGCTGGAGGCTGAGACAAAAGCGGCGAGTGCCCCAGCGCAGCCGGGATCGGCACAGACCGATATGGAGCAGGATGACAACCAGGACGCAGACGCGGCGATTGCACGCATGGAGCAACTTCTAAGAGGGGTGCAGGCATGACCGTTGAAACCCATAAGCAGAGCGAGCTCTTCCGGCGCTGTGTGAGCGGCGCGGAATTCGAAGTCCGGCAGGAAGAGGGCCAGAAGCGCAGCCTGCGCTTTCCGGCCTCCTCCGAGCAGCCGGTCGAGCGCTGGTACGGCAACGAAGTGCTCTCCCATGATCCCGGCGCGGTCAAGATGGACCGGGCCAAGGCCGGAGCCATGCCGCTGCTGTTCAATCATGACGTGAATGACCCTATCGGCATGATTACCGGAGCCGAAGTCAAAGGCGGCCGGATGATCGTGGACGCGGAGCTGTTCGACACGGCGCGCGCGGCGGAAGTGCAAAAGATGATCGACGGCGGGTTGCGCAACGTCTCCTTGGCCTATCGGGTCAATGAACTGGTGGAGAACAAGAAAAGCGAGACCTTCACGGCCACGGATTGGGAGCCCTATGAAGTGTCCATCGTGACCGTTCCCGCAGACCCCAGCGTGGGTATCGGGCGAGGGGCCGAGAGTCAATACAGTGTGCGAATGGTGCGAGCAGTACAACAACCGGCGGTTTCCGCCAACACAAAGGGGGGCAGTATGCCTAACGACGTCACGGCGGCCAACGATACCGCCGACAAAGTGAGTCCATTGGACATGGAGCAGCGCAGAAAGCAGGCGATCTCCAACCTGTGCAAGGCCAACAAGCTGGACGATTCCTATCGGGACATGTGGATCGGGCAAGGCGTCTCGCTGGACAAAGTGGCCGACGATCTTCTGATGATCTTGGAAGAGCGCGGCAAGACCAACCCGCAGTCAGTGGCCAAGATCGGCCTGACCGAGAAGGAAGCGCAGTCGTTCTCCATCGCTCGGGCGA